ATCATCTCCATGAAATACATCTACGCCTTTGCTATCCCAGAATCTATTAACATCATCTGGTTTACCATCTGTTCTATGTGCTGTATCTAATCCTTGTCCTGCATTAAATTTGTTTCTTGAATAGATACGTCCTAAGTTTGATGTAAAGTCTTCAGGATTTTGTTTAACATTTATTTGTCCTTCTTGTACATCAGAAGATTGTATAGTCATTTCTCTGTTAGGACCTACAGCTGTACGTAAAAATATGTTATCAAGTTGTATATCATAACCATATCTTTTTGGGTTAGTAATATTAGAAGTACTAGCTACTCTAGGCATTATACAGGATAGTTAATATTGTTTACTGTTACAGCTTCTGGAAATCTTGCTCTTAAATTTTTTCTAGCTTGTTGTATAAGTAACTGTTGATATTGTAATAAGCTATTTCTAATTGTATTTGAACTACCTATAGGTGCATTAGATACAGCTATTTGGTCAGTTATATACTTAGCATCAATGTTCTTTATATCTTTACCTGAAATCATTTGTGCAGCTACACCAGACATAATAATTGGTTCGTATTCTGTTTCTAAACCTACAGAAATTAATGTTATATCCTCTGTTGTAGGTGAAACAAATTTCTTTTTAAAAGTTACATAACAAGTATGGCCTTCATTAATACCATAGAATTGTAAAGCGTGTACTACATCAGGACCAGTTGTATATGTTTTAGTTCTAGATGTTTCTGTATCATCTGTCCAAGTAAACGGATTAGGTAAATCTATCATCTCTACAGCTACACTATGGAATGTTAATCCTGTTTGGTCTGAACCTGCTTGCCAATCTGTATATTGTGATATAGCTTTTACAGGTGTAACTAAATAATTATTGTTATCTACATTTGAACCATACGTTCCTAACAGTTTATATCCAGTAGAAGAAGTTAGTTCTAATGTTTCTACTGCAAATAATGTAGGATAAAGATTTTCTATTTGGTCTACAACAGCGTCATAAACATTCTTACGTGGAAATGAAGGTGATATTTTAATTAAATCACCAGCACCATGAGCAGCTTTAGTAGTTCCTCTAGCTCCTCTAGTAACTGTTATCTCATTAGATACGGTGTTTAAAGCAGTTGAAAACATAAGTTCTTGTCCTACTTCTAAAATTGCACCAGCACCTAAAGCATCTTCTTCTTCTATTGAAAACAAATCATTAGCATAAGCCAACGTTGTTGCGGTATCATTTATACCACCAGTTAAATATGAATATGATTCAACATTGTCTGCTGGTTCTAGGTACTCTCTAAATACCCTGTCTACTAGGTGGCCTATTGTGTCACTCACAATGACTCCTAACTTTGTTTAAATATTAAGTTTATTGTTCTATCAGCTGCTTCTGAACTACCAGATACTATTCTTAAAAACCCAAGAGAAGCAAAAGCCCAACCACTAGGGTCAACTCTTACTACATCTCCTGCAGTAACTGTATATGAAACTGGTGTTCCATCTGTTTCTACTACATCTACAAAGTTTGTACCATCAAATGAAAAATCAAATGTTACTGCAGAACCAGTCATTGTTGCTGGAAATACAATACCAGATAGTAACAAACCATCACACTGTGCTGCAGATGATGTAGTTGCGTTGTCTGAAACGTCTATTAAAACTTCTTTTTGTAATTGCATATTGTCCTTACTATAGCAGAAGAAAAGGGCAGGAGGTGGATTCCTACCCTAATCTTCAATTTATTAAGCTACTTTGGCTATCTTCAAATGGTATGAAGGAGGACCGAAGTCGTATCCCATTTCCATATAAATAGCTTTTGATACTCTTGCAAAGTCATCTTGGTCGATGTCTCTAACAAACACTGTTCCATATCCTGGGATATTTGTGAACACTGGTTGTATGAACGCAAAGTCCAAAATGTATGCAGTATTTGCAGGCAAGATATTAGGGTCTATAACCATCATTCCGATTGAACCGAATGGAGTTACAATAGTATCAATATCGATACCAGCAACATTTCTATCTCTAGGAATAATTGCTCCTGTAATACCTACTGTACCAGCAAGTAATTCTTTATTTAAGTCGAGTAATTGGCTTGGTGAAACACAAAGCACTGGAGACTGCATTGGTGCGTGAGCATCATATAGTCTCTTAAGTGAGTTTGCGATTGCATCCCAAGAAAGAACTTGGTTGTTACCAGTAGCACCGTTTCCAGTAGTACCGTTCCAATAAACGTTACCGCCTATAAATGTAGGAGCAACTGTGTTATTAGCATTAGCATTTAGTGCCAAGTATTCTGAAAGCCCTCTCATCTCACGAGTACCAGCTCCAGGTGTTGTATTAGCACCATCTGAGAATGTACCGTTAAATGCGAACCACTCTACTTCTCTGGCTACTTTTTCAAGTGCCATAGACATTTGTTCTGCGAACTCATCAACAATTGGATTTCCACCAGCAAGTGCTAGTTTATCTCCAGCTGTCACAGTTCCATCACCATCAGACGAGTTTGCAATGTTTGCACTCAAGTCAAATGGATTTTGGTTCTGATATGTCGCCATAGCTGTGTAAGTCATCTTTACACCTTTATGGAAGATTTGAGTTACGCCTGTAAAAGCTACTCTATCTCTCCCAAGATATTCTGTTGGTGCAGCACCTTCTTGACCTTTAGTAGGTTCAGAAGATACAACTGCACTATCAGCAGCTTGGATTTGCCAGAAAGTAGATTGTAAAACCTTACCTCCGTTTAATCCACCAGTTGCTGAAAGAAATGGTGTACGTTGACCACCTACACGGAATAACTCACCAGAAAAGTTATTAATCTTCTGGGAGTAAATTGAATTATTAGTCAGCGTAATTGCTGCCATTTTATACCTCCGTATTAAGTTGTCGTATTAAATTATTTATTTATCGTTTTTCTGGTTTTCCATGTAAGTTAACTTTGCTGTTAAGGAATCCTTAACAGAACCATTCTTTAGAATGTGAGCTAACTGTTCATCTACGCCAGCAGGTACATCTGAAACTGAATTTGCATCAAGCGCAGCTACTCTAGACCTTGCATCATCTTGAACTATTTGCTCAGGTTCAGGTTGTGCTTGTTCCTGTACTTGAGTTTTAGGTTCATAACCATACTCGTCTTTAGCAAACTGGGAAATAGACTCAAGGTCTACTGGTCCGTTATACACTTGCTTTAATGCTTTACCAAAACCGTTTTCTGTTTGTAATCCCAACTTACCAAAAACATTATTTAGCTCTTTATCTTTAAAAGATGCCAATTCTGCTTCCATTTTTTTAAGCTGTTCATCTTTACGTTCAACAGTTTCACGTAATTGTTTTACACCATGTTCTTGCGGTGCATCAAATTCTTCCATTTTGTACCTCCACTATGTGTTAACCTATCAGATAAGACCATAGGAATCTTACCGTGGTGCTACCTTATGCACTTGACCTGTATCTCTGGTAGCTATAAGCTACAAGTCCATTACTCTACGGTTTTAATACGAGCTTTCTACGTAGGCTTTGAAAGCTGAGTGCAGGTCTATTAGCGGACCACGCAACGCTTAATGTCTATTATACACTAATCTGCTATAAGTCCAGTAACTTCGTCACCTTTTTTTGCAGAGCCTAATTGTATACCTTGTTTGGATTGTAGTTCCGCACTAATACGGCCAAGTCTTTTAGCAGAAGCTTCATCACCTAATGTTGCTTCTTCTAGTGTTTCTAAACTTAAATCTCTACCTATGCTTGCAGCTTGTGATATCATTCCTCCAGCACCTTCATACAATTGACTTGCCTGTGCTGATGTTAATCCCATTTTTCTTAGCTCATCAAACCTTGCAAATGATGTAGTAAACCCTCTAGATGATGCTTGTGCCTGTAACTGTATAGTTGCTATCTCTCCTGCAAGAACTTTATCTTGTATCTTAGGATTAATTAATGCAGCAAATATAGTCGGTTGGTCTAATGTTAAGTTGTATCTATCTCTAAATAGTTTTTCTACTTCAGGTATTTGGTCTTTAACTCCTGCATATACAGTGTCTACACGTACCTGAAATTCTTCTGCGGATACTGGGTCACCTGTTTCATAACCTGTAGCCATATCAGTAAACTCATCTTCAAAGTCTGTAAAGTCTGCAATACCTACTTCAGCAAGTGTTTGTTTATAAGAAGCTTTAACACTCATAAAAGAAAGCTCATCCATTACTAACGAACCATCATCACGCATTAACTTACCAAAGTTATCTTTCCATGCTTTGGTTTGTCTAGTAGCACCTATAGCTACATTAGAGTCTCCACTTTTAACCCATTCAGCAGAATAAGCTTTTAATACTTCTTCAGGCATAAACCCAAATAATGTTGTAGCTAAATTGTATCCTTGACTTGCAGTACGTGGATTAGAAGGTACAGGTGTAGGTGTACCTTCTTGAGGAGAAAGACTCCAACCTTCAGCTAATTTTTTATTTAACTCAGAAGTTGTTTCACCACTTCTTTGACCTTTTTGTGCTGTAGATACTGCACCATCTTTATAAATAGTAACTTGTTCATTTACAAATTCTGGTGGACCAGCAGTAATACTTATGTCTCCGTAATTATATGGTCCTACCATTATCCTACATAACTCCTACTGGTTACTACACCACTACCAAATGTATCCATCATTGCGTTTGTTAAATCATTTTTAACTTTTTGATATCCTCTATCTAAGCCAACTTGTCTCATAAGTTCTGTCTCCTTAGCGTAGTCATTAGTAGTAATCAATTGGTCTAACAATGGGTCATCATCTTTTAGATTAACACCCATAACTGCTGATGCATTTTCTTTTTTAGCATTCACAATTGTTTGCCAAGCAATATCTCTATCGTATTGTCCATAGAATTGAAATCTTGTATCTTTAAGTTTGTTAATAAATATATCTTTATACAATGAATTATTACGCATTTCTCCTGCAATTTCACTTACAGTGTACTCTCCTTGTAAATGTTTAGGTAAGTACATATCTAACAAATCTTGTACTTCAGTTTCTTTAGCAGTAGTAGTTTTAATAGTTTGTCCTTCTAATGCATTAATTAAACCTATGTCCATAGTAATACCTGCAGCTGGGTCAAAGATACCTTGTATTTGTGTGGTAGCTTCTAATTGTGTAAAGTAACCACGTCTTGTTTGGTCAGCTAAATAATTTAAAGCTGTTTTAGGAATTTCTGAACCGTATTGTGCTACAGCTGTACGATTGTAAAGGTCTGTATAAGTAATTAAATCTTTATCAAACTGTTCTGGGTCAGTAAATTCTGCACGTTCACTATTTATTTGTGCTTGTGTAACATTAAGTCTGTCTAATATAGAACCATACTTATCTGTTTTCTTAAAGTTGTTTATAGCTGCATTCATATTTCCACCAGAAGCTATGTAGTAAGATGCTAAGTTATTTACATACTCGTCATCATTTAACAATGTAGATGTAACTTCTGTTTGATTAATTTCTACAGCTTCTAAAAAGTTATTAGCTATTTGTACAGCGTCACCTTCAATAGACAATATAGATGCAGGTACACTAACAAGTTTGTCACCATTTAAAAAACCAGCATCAAATTGGTCTTCAGACATAACAGTAATACCCTGTGATTCTCTAGCAGTTATTTCTTCTTTGTCTGTAATCTTAGGTTCAGTGCGATTGTCGTAATAGTTACTAATATCTTTAAGAGTTAAATCATCTGGTAAATCAAGAGCATATGAATAATTACCTAAGTCAATAATTACTTTATACCCTTCACCTTCAACATAGATTATCTCTGTGCCTTTCCAATCAGACTTTATTCCTCCACTAAATTTAGTAGGATAATCAGGTAGTACAAAATCATTACCTTCTATTACTGGATTTTCGTTCATTTCTTACCTCCAAACAAATTTCTAACACCACCAAATACTTTAGTAGCTGCATCAGTTTGATTAAAACCTAATTTGCCTTCAGTAAAACTATCTATAAATCTTATTGATGGGTCGTATGTAGACATATGGTCACTAAATGCTTGTATACCTTCTTGATTTAATCTTTCACGTTCAGCAATATATTCAGGATTATCTGGGTCTTGTAATAAATTTTGATAATTTTCACCCATTACATCTGATTCATATAAACCTCTAGTTACAGCTATACCTAAATTAACTAAAGCGAGTTGTCTGTATGTTTTTATTAAACCCTGTGCAAATGGAGCAAGCGCAGTGCCTGCAAACAATTTAGGTATACCTAATTCAAGTGCTTCATCAATAGGAGCAACAGCTTTACCTAAAAAATCTAAACCTCTCATAGAATAGTTTTGTATTTTACCAGGAGCATCTACTTGATTTTTAACATTTGCATTATTATCAGGTACTTCAATGCGTTCTAATGGCTCAAATATAGATTCATAATTAATTTTTTTATTGTTAATTTTAAAGTTATTATCATCAACAAAAGACAAACCATTTCTATCTAATTGAAGTTTTAATCCTGTTTCAGTGTGAGTAATTATTGCTTGACGACCTTCGTTCTTTACAACCCAAGAATCTTTAGGTGTATAGTTACTATTTTCATCATAATATGGAACACTTATTCCTCCATCTGGAAGTAATTCTCCATCAAAACCTTGGGTTCTTAAAGTAGATTGAATTTTTTCCATTTCATTATGTGCTAGATTTTCTGCAACACTAATAACTTTTGTTCTTCCTGCAGGTCCTAGTCGTGCATTATCAATAGATTTGGATAAAACTTTTTCTAATTCTTGAAAATCTCTTGTAAAATTAGTTCTTGTAGGACCACTAAAAGGTCGTGCAACATTAGATAATAAATTATTTTCAAAATTAATTAATTGTTTGTTTACTTTTGTATTTAATAATTCTTTTTCGTTATTAAACCATTTAACAAAATCAGTGTTAAGGCTTCCTCTATTATTATTTTGTAACCAATCAACTTCATATCTTTCGTAATCAGGTGCATCTAGTTCATATATTTCAGCCATTATCCTCCGAACATGTATGTCAACATATCTTGTTGCATCTTTCTAACTTGTTTAGCATTTTGTGTAGCTTCTACTACATTACCATACTCATCTTCAAATTGTTGTGCGCTAATTTCTGCAGGAGTTGCTAATGAAAACATAGATAAATCTACATTACCTCTACCTGGATATTGTTCTTGTAAATCTTTTATTTCTGATTTACCTATATCTAAATACTCTGGTTGTGCTGTAAGGAAGTTATAGTTTGATAGTTCTTCTGCTTTGCTTCTAGCTTGTGCAAATGCAACAGAATAACTACTTGCAAAATTTGTAGACCATATATCTAATTCTTCTTCTGTAGGTTTTCTACCTAACTTAGCTTCAAAATAACCTTCTACCATTTCTTCTAATGAACCTTGTGATGGAGGTATATATTCAGCAGCAAGTTTTTTAGCAGCTTCTGCTTCATCAGCTTCGCCTAATTTTGCATAGTTAGTAGCCATTTCTTTTAAACCAGCATTAAATAAGTTTCTAGCAAAAGACCAATCGTTTACTTTAGCTTGTGTTTGTGAAAAATATACAGGTGCTAACTCTGTTTCTTCCATAATAGCTTTATAAGTTTCTGTTCCTTCTACAGCATACATATTGGTATCTATCCAGTTCATTACCATTTGTATAGATGTTCTTAGTTTTTCACTAGATTCACCAATACTTTCTACAAAATAATTATCTGGAACTAAATTATTGTTAGTTAAAAAGTTTTGAAATGCTATTATTTCATCTTCTGATGCATAATTATCTAGTATCCCTGTAACAGGTGTACCTTCAAAATGTCCTGCAAAAGGTATTAAACTTGTTGTACCATCAGCATTTAGTGTAGGTCTTAGTGGCGCACCATCAGCAGCTGATTGTAAAAATTGTAACTCTGCTTGTGATAAATTTGGATTCATTTGTATATAAGTTTTTATAGCTGTTGGGTCATCTAAGTTAACTTTTACACTCATTTGTTCAAACAAATTAATATCTAACAAATCACTACCAACTTCTACTGGTTGTGTTGGAGCATCAGGGTCAGGTTCTGAAGGACCACTTTCTATACCAGCTGCAATATCTGCTGCTGTTTGTGTAGGTCCAACTTCTTGAGTTACTTCTACGTCATCATCTGTTGTAGTAACTCCAGACATTTCTTCATCAAAACCTGCTTTAAAACTTGTTATAGCACCTGATAAAGGAAGGTCACCTTTAATTTGTTCTAATGCTTCTGCTTTAGCTTTTCTATCTGCATCAGTATTAACTTCCCAGTTAGCATCTAAATACTCAATAAACTTTGGTCCACCTTGTTTAATTAAATCATTAATATTGTTTAAATCTTTTATCTGTTGATTAACAGCACCAAGAACTTCTTTATTAAATTTAGCTAGTAACTGTCCTAATTTTTTTGTCATCTATTATCTTTCTGGTAAATAATCTAAGTATTCTTGGTCATCTCTATATAACTTTAACATAACACCTTGCCATACTGGGTAAAAGTCTGGATAATCTTGTAACACAGAGTTAGCTTTATTGTACATCCATATTCTTAATCCTTTAGCTTTTACATCATCTGATGTTAACCACCAATCAGGATTCTGTGTAGCAGAATATAATGCAGATAACTCCTCTGCTTCTTTCCAATGTATCATTGCTTCTGCAAATCCTTTAGCTGCATCTAGTTCCATAATTGCTGGGTTAATTAACCACATTGTTTTCATTTCATTAAAGATGTCTTTTATAGCTGGAGGTGACAATAAACCATACTCATCAGCTTGAAATCCAGGTAAGTTAAGTTTAAGTTCTTCTCTATATAATCTTTTTACAATTGTTTTTGTATTACTATCTAATCCTGTTTGGTCTAGGTTTTTAGTAAACGTTTTATATCTAAAGAAACCTATAGTGTCATTAACACTTCTACGGTATTGGTCAGGACTAAGTAAAGACTTTTCTCTTACAATGTCTTCGTAATTTTTTTCTTCAAAAGGATTATCTATGTTTAAGTAATAACCACTAAGTTTCAATGAATCAAATATTTCAGCGTTTTCTTTTTGAAAGCTTTGTACACGTACACTGTATGCTTGCTTACCTGTTTCAATTTGTGACCTAGGACTTAATAAATAAGGATGTTCTATACCATAAGTTTGAAAAAACTCATTGTATGTAGCTATATCATTACCTTGATTTTCTTCTTTAATCCTAGTGTATTCTTCATAAAGAACTGCTTGACCCCATTGATTACCTTGTTCATCATCAATAAAATATTCAGGTTGAAAACCTGTAGGTCCAAAGAATTGATATAAGAACTGAAAACCAAACAATGTACCTGATTTCTCTTTAGCATATTCCATATAAGCTAATTCTATTTGTCCTTGATTTACTTCTCCTAAAGCAAGTCCAGGTATTACTTTTTGTATGTAATCATCTAACTTACCAGCTTTATATAGTCTTTCTGGTTCACCAGCTGATACACCCCATCTATACAAATCTATTGTAGCTTTAGCTCTCATACGTTCTGACTCTGAACTTGCATCAGTTATAACATCAAACTGGTCGTCACCCTTTAGCCAAGCTGCTAACTTTCTCCATACTGGTGATACACCAAATATTTCTGTAAACTTTTCTGGTGGAGGAAACTCTCCAAATATTAATTTCTCTAAATCATTAGCCCAACCATACTTAGCACCCATCTTTGTACTAGCTGTTTCTATAGGAGGTAATACCTTATCTATAGCAAATGCTACAAATGGGTTAGGTCCAGGTACAAATCCCTGTCCAAGTAAGTTAACTCCTTGTACATAACCTCTAGGTGATAATTGAACACCTTGTTCACCATCAGTCATTTCGTCATCAAAAATTAGATTTGACATAAAACCACCAAATGGGTAAACAAACATATCTTCTTGTGGATTTTGTGGATTAGCTACAAAGAAACCATCACCTGAACTAGGACCTAATGCATCTGCTGATGTAGCACCTCTAGTACCTACATAACCTTTTCTAAGTACATAAGGATTCTGTGCTAGTAATTTACCCCATGTTTGAAAAACTTCAAACCATACTTCAGCAAATGGAAATATGTTTACAAGTTTGTCAGATATAGTATGTTTTTGTTTTGTATCATACAATAGTTCTTTAACACCTGCTAGACCATAAGCTTTACTTTCTATGTTCATAGCTTGGTAATCATCTATTTTTCCAGGTTTGTATATCTTATTAAAGCCACGTAACTCTTGTATAACTGATTGTGGTACACCAGAGTCAACAGCTTCTTTAATAAATTTAGTTCTAAGTCCAGTACTAAAGTCTTCAAAGCGTTCACCAATAAACATCCATCTAAATTGTTTAAATGTTGTTGACCTATTTAAAGTACCTATTGGTTTAGTCATTAACATATCAAATGCTTTTTGATAAAATATTTCCATACCATCTTCAAACTGTCCTAAGAAACCTTGTTTTGTATTTTCTTCTGCAGTGTTTCTGACAACAGTCATAGTTCCAGGGTCAATACCATCTTCTTTGTTATAATATTTTTGTAGTTCATCAACAACTTTTTTCTTTTTAAATTCTTTTACAAGATTAGCTTCATTACTAAAAAATTCGATAGTCTCTTTTTTACCAGTTCCATCAGTACCAAATTTATTTAATTTACCTTCTGCAATCATTTTTCTAATAGAAGCATTACCTGTATTTGTATTAGGTCTTATTTGATATTTGTATGTTCCATTAAGTTGTTTAACAATATCTTTACCATTAATTATTTCTCCACCAGTAGATATGCGTATTCTAGATTCTAAAAACTGTAAATGTTGGTCAAGTGTATCAGAACCATCTTTAATTATCTCTGACCATTTGTTACCACCTTTACTAACAAGCATTATTCTAGCTTCTCTACCTGCTGGACTAATCATCCATTTATTTAATTCTTCTGAGCCATAACCAAACTGTGCTACTTTTTGTGACAATGGGTCATTACGTAAATGTCTTAGTTCAGCATATATAGATTCACCTATTTCAGCTATATTCATTTCTGATTTTTGTTTACCCATATATTCTAGATATTTATTTTTCTTTCTAGCTGCTGGACCTATGTCAGAAACATTATAAGTTTTTTGCATTGCTTCAATAACTTCTTCTTGCATAAGAAAATCTACTGCATCTTCATTATATTTAGCAGCTTCGTATTTAGACAATGGCATTTTTTCTAATATTTTACCTACACGAGAATTAGGATTGTGTGCAGCTAACCATTGCAAATAACTAACTGGTTTATTGTATATACCAGATAAACCTTTTACAGCCATACGTGCTTGTTCTTCCATAAATACACGTGTAAAAAATGCAGCTCTCATTAATACAAAAGGTTTAAATATGTTTCTTGTATAAAAGTTTGCAAGATTACTAAACATATTGTTCTCTAATCTTTTAACTGATATAACTCCTGGTTCAAATGGATTAACAGCGTTCTTAGAATCTTTTACCCAAGGTGCATGATATTTTTTCCATTGTCCCATGTCATGTCTAAAACTTGATTTAACAAAATTGCCTTCACCAACTTTTTCATAAGGCTTAAACATTTTACCCATAGCTTTATTAAGCAATCTATAGTCAAGTAACGGTGCAATGTTATCTTGCATTTCATCAAACAATGAAGCTGTCATAGTAGTTATTAGTTCACCTTTATCATTAACAGCATTACCTAGTTCATCTATTTCATAACCTTTATAGTTAGAACCTAAGTTAGGAAGTATTTTATTATTTTTACCAGTTGCATATATTTTCATTTTATCTTGTCCAGAAAACATTTCTTGTGCTGCTTCTGCAACATATATCCAGTTACCATCTCTAGCTTTAACAAGTTCTATGTCACGACTTGATTGTTCACTAGCAAATTTTCTAATAGCTGTTTTATCACCAGGGTCTATATCTAAAAAGTTATTTAATATTTTAGATGCTTCTCCTGGGTCATAACCATTAATTTGTAAATGTGAACCAAGTTGTCTGTAACCTACTTCAATGTTATTAAGAGGTATACCCATTTCAGGAACTACACCTAATGTTTTTCTAAACCAAGGGTTATAGCTAGCATTAAAGTTAGAACTAAAACCTAAGTATCTTTCAAATGCAGGTAACTCTATACCTTCTGCTAATTGTTCTGTATAACTCATAACACCTTGGTCTGCTTTACGTGCAAGATAAGTTTTGCCTACACTATCCATAGTGTCTACTACTTCATCTACAGAGTCTTCTACTCTAAGTAAACGTGTAGCTTTATAGCGACTAAGTGTAGGTACTACATTTTTTACTGTTCTAGCTTTTTCTCCAGCCCAGCTACCAAATGTTCTATAAGCAGCATTAGGATTAATACCAGTTTTTTGTAATAATCTGTTAGTTGCTAATGAACCTGTCTTAGGTAAAGCTCTACCAGGCAATGTATAAGGTACAGCTTGTCCAGCTTTATTAGTTATTTGAAATCCTGACTTACCAATCATTTGACTGTACAAATCTTGTATCTTTAACCAGTCATCTTCTTTTGTAATAGCTTGTTGTATTTCTCCAGGTAAGTTTCTAGTTATAGGATTTGTTTGTATATAAGCTAATTGCTCTGGTCCTGTGTCAGCGAGTGTTTTAAAAAATGCAACATTAGTAGGTTGATTGAGTATTTCATCTTGTGTTGTTTGAAAAAATCTAGGTACTCTACCAAATAGTGTGTTTTCTTTTTTAAGTTTCTTTAAAGCTTTTCTAGTAGAAGTAAAGTCTTTGCGATATTCTTTATCTTTAATAAATCTACCATTACTATCTAGATATTTATTAATATCTCCTTTACCTGTTTGTCCATCTATTTCATCTCCTACAGTACGAAGTATGTCATCAGCTTGCGCTCTAGGAGATATCTTAACTGTTTTACCTGACTTAGCTAGCTTACCATTGTCAAACAAGTCAAATGCTTTGTTTACACCACGTAAACCTTTATTTAAATTCTTTACGCCTCTAATACCTTTACCTGCTAATACTTCAGGACCTATCTGATAAAATGCATCAAGACCACCAGATAACAAATCAAACGCTCTTGAGCCTGGTTCATAAAATTCTGATGCAGTTATCTTACCTGGTGAGTATTCAAGCAATATATCTTTGTTTGCCCATTCAGGTCTATAGAAATCTTGTTCGTCTTGTCCTGCCCAGAAATACTTTTGTTTACGTCTACCTGCATAGAAGTTAACTTTGTTAGGGTTATACGCAGATGTGTAATGTATTTCACCATTTTCATCATATTCTTTTAATGGTTCACCTATATTTTCATATATAAAAGCTCTAGCAGTTTCTGGTGTCATACCATAGTTTTCTGTTAAATCTTTATAGTAAGGTGTATTTTCTGCTTTAACAGACTCCATAGATATTTTTGTAGCTCTATCAAAGTTTAGTGGTTTACCTTGTACTACATTTCTCCACATGTTAGCTAATATTGGTTCACCACCCATATCGTGAGCTTCTTGTAACATATCTATGTGTTTCTTTATGTTATCTACACCATCACCATCTTTACCTAAATTCTCTATAGAAGTTTGACTTAGGTCTATTTGCAACATGCTTTGTGCTTTTTGTGGGGTATAACCTTTTTTAAGTAAGTTATCGTATTGTTTTAAATCTCTTAAGTATGCTTGTGACCTACCTACTACCATAGGTTGTCCTGGAGTAACAGCGTTAACTACAGAAGATAACACTGACCATTTACCAGAAGGACCTACAGTTTGAAATAATGCATCTAAAGCAGCAAATGCCCATACACCGTATTGAACATCACCTGGTTTAGCTCCACCTGGCATAAGACCACCTGTTAATAAATCACCTATAGACATCTTCATATTGTTTTCAGTATGCTCATAGCGATACTTTTCTTGTAATTCGTTCCATAGACCTGCTGTAGCTTTAACTTTGTTATTAGAAATATCTTGTGCTATTTCTTTTACAGCTGCATAATCTGGTGGTACACCAGCAATAGCTAGACCAGCAGATACATCAGCAGGTAACTCAGGGAATCTTTCTGCATATGTTTCTATATCTTTAGTAATTTGTTGGTTATTGTTTAACGCAGACTTGTATTGTCCTGATTGTAAAGAATCTTGATTAGCGCCACGAAGTATATCGTAATATTCATTACGGTCATATAGAATAAAACCCATTAACCCTGCCTATTATTAATTATTTCTAATATAACAGGTGATGGATTAACTTCATATAGAGCTTGTAAAATTGTATCTGTGTTGTCTTGTATCTTAGTTGGACCTGTACCTGGTCCTATTGGTACACCTTGAGTACCTGGTTCTCCAGGACGTTCAGTAGGTGCAAAAATATTAGGTGCAATCATAGGTTGATTAGCTACAGGTAAAGGTGCAATCTGTTGTTGTTGCATTAAATCTTGTTGTTCTCCATATGCAACATCAGGCATTCTTCTTAAAGGTTGTGTTTTACTACCTGCACCACCATCAGTTCTATTTCTATCAGGTGTAGCTACTGGTGCTGGGTCTTTAGGTTGTCTATACCCGCCTCTACGATTCTTTGCCATTATGAAAATCCTTTGTTATTAAAATAATAATTCCTACACTAGGTGTAATAATTTCTGTTATGTTTTCTGACAGGATATCCATTTCGTCCATAACACCATATTCGTTATAAACCATATCCCAAAACTCTGTTTCTACAAATTCATCCATATTACATTCCAAATGCTTGTGCCATTGTTGGCGGTCCACCTTGTCCTCCCATCGCTTGTGCCATCTGTTGTTGAATTAAAGCTTCTTGTTCAGGAGACATCTGTGGTTCTTCAGGAGTATAGAACTGTTTCATAATTTCAGTAACTTCATTCGGATACTCATAAATAGCAATAGCTGCCATTGTTGCTGCAGGGTCACCTTGTGATGACCTAGCTAGTATTGAATCAAACAAAACACCTTCTGCTTTATTTTTTCTAATACGTTCCTGTACTTTGGCTATGTTTTCTAAACCATCAATGTTATCTTGTAAAGTTTCTACGTCTATAACACCTGCTTGTAACAATTGCAAACCAGTTACAATTTTTTGTGGTTCATCAAATCCAGCCATAACACCATAGATACGTCTGGTATTATAATCACCAGCAATATCTGCTAAAGGTTTATAGTTTTCACTAAACGCAGAACCTTTAAGGAAACCTGCCATAGGTTTTTTTGCTATACCTTGGGAGTAAGATAAGACTACATCAAGTTCTAATCTCTTAGAGTCCATGTCTTCTAATGCTTGTTTAACAATTTCTCTATATTCATTAATCATTAATGACATAGTGGAGTTAAGTTCTGATAATCCTGCACCAGTAACAAAAGAGTTAGGTGACTGTGAATCATCAGTAACTGGATATCCACCAACCATACGTAACTGTCGTTCTAATCTATCTACTTGTTGGAACAACTGATACGGCATGTTGTTCATTGGTTTAGAAACTTGTGTACCAGGAGCTAAATAGTTTACCGCAAATCTACCTTTTCTATACTGTCCGGATTCTATTTCTCCTGATATGTTAGTTTCTGTAAATACTGCATCTTCCATGGCTATCGAAGACATAATATTAATTTTTGCCATCATAGACATTAAACCAATTACATGGTCATACTGTCCTTTTAGATGGTCAAAAGATATACGTTTCATAAACACAAACGGTGGTGTAGATAATACGTTTGGTATAAAGTCAAGAATCATATTACGTTCTGGAAATACTACATAAGTACCGCCCATGTCATAATATTCAATAATTCTTACACCAGAGTATGTGTTATCTTCCCAACCTTGTTCTCTGTTATTTTCGTAAGACATAAAAGGAGTAGAGGTTTCTGAGTAATTATTATCTGCTGTATCGTCTTCATCTACTTTTAATATTTCATTAGCAAACTCTGGATAGATTTGTGCAAGCTTGTATCTAGGTACACGTCTTACTACAGCCATTTCTCTTGGTTGTTGGTCAGGTCCAAAGTTTCCTGGAAATGTATCATAAGGGTCACGTAGTTCTGCTGATGGATATATAAATCCATTAACATCTCTTTT